ATTTTGTTTACTTTTAAAAGTGCAAATATAAGTTATAGCGGCTCCCAAACCACCGCTACCAAACACTGCTAAAAGCCATTCTAAAATTGACTGTTCCATATATTAAAGGGAGGATTTCTCCTCCCTTATATTAGTTTGATTAAGCTAACGGATCTATTAAACCTTCATCGTCTGTACTAGTCTTACTAGTATCTTCTTTTGCTTCGGTTTTATTGTCAGAATAATCAGTGATTTCTCCGATAGCACTGAGAGCTTCCTCCCACTCACTAATAAGAGAATCATCGTGACGAACCCAGAATACATGCTGAGTGTGTGATTCCATACGTTGACCTACTGCGTGGAATCCTTCATTTACAGAAGGTGCGCAATAATCAATAATGTATTGGTCATAAATTGCATCAATAATAGGAGTCTCACTCTTACGCAAATGCAACCATTGAGTATTCATTGCAGTTGGCAAACGCAAATCCTTTACGATTTGAGTATAAGTACCAAAACCATTCTTGCCACGCTCATCAAGAGTAATACCCTCATCACCAATCTCTGCTACCTTCTCAGCATACTCGTCTACTGGACCATATACGCTAAGGTCAATAGTCTTAATACGTTGATACTCGCCAGCACCCTCAAGTATTAACTTAGCACCTTCAACAGTAAGAGTGATAAGCTCCTTATCAATTAAGAATAAGTGATCCTTCTTAATTACCTTTGCTACTTTCTCTGCAATTGTAGTACCAGTATCAGTAGTAGTTACTGTAAACTGAACCCAGAAAGGAATACCCTTATCCTTCCAAGGACGTGCATAAATGTAAGGATCTGCACCTTGAACACCCAAGAAAATGTCAAGAGTTGCATAATTCTTCTTGTGATCACCTGTTGGCTTGAGTAAGTCAAGCAAAGTGTCAAAGTCGATAGTAGCCTTAGTCAAAACAGGCTCATAACCCTCTTTCTTACGAATAGAGATTACTCGACCTCTTTTCGCATCATCTTTATAAAAATGAAAATCTCTCTTTACAAAAAGATGATCATCTGCAGCCTCGAAGAGCTTTACATTCTTACCTGAATCTTTGTCCAAGTTAGAATTGATAATTGTACAAGTCTAAAAATTAAGTCCCATAATTAAAATTTAAATGTTTAAGCCTATGCAGCTTGTTGCTATTGCTGAGCTGGTCTTGCAATAGACTGAGTTATCTGTAAATTATTTGCAAGTCTAGGATCACTTGAATGCTCCATGACTAAGTGTACCAACTCATTTATAATCTCTTGATTAACATAATCTGGGAATTCCATTATCTGAGATGTATCCTCAGTAAGGTCAATTTGTTCTTGGGTTAAACGTATGTGTTGAGGACATTTAACGTAATCAATCTGAACTTCTACTAATTGGAATAAAGAATCATCTTTTCCATAGCGGATTTCGCATCTAACGTTGCTAGTATTACCTGCTCTTAATGCAATAGGCTTTTCTACAAGAGAAACTCTAGTATTTTCACTATCGCCTAACTGGAACGTTCTCTAGAAATTAGAGTTTTGATCAGTAGTGTCAGAATCATTAGTATTAATATCCTTAACACCTTCTCCACCATCTGCTTTAGTTACTTGGTATATACCATTCATATCAGTTCCTATCTCTTCAAGACCTGTACCTGTAGTTACAGAAGTACGAGGATCAGTAGGAACAATCTATTGCTGATTAAGATTATGGATATAGTAATAAGGCTTAGTAGGAGAAGGACGATTGTAAATGTCTGTTACAATCTAACTCCAAGAATCAGCAGTTAAACGAGTTGCAGGAATTTCAATATATGAACCTGCATCCCAACAGTCCTTTGTCTTTGCAACATAATAGATGCAAACACAATTTAACATGTGCAAATAATCAATAGGCATAAATACCTCATACGTCGCACCATGTAAGCTCTGAATAGAGCGGTGAGATTTACTAAGATAAGAACTAGCTTGACCAGTGTAACCTCCTGATGGTTGATCTTGATTACCAGTAGTTATACTAGTATTCTGTGTAGCGTTATCTTTCACAGAATCAGATCCTCTACCTGTCAATTCTACCTTATGTGGAGTAAGATAGGTAGTTGATTTCAACACGCGTAAGTCATCAGTGGTCTGCTAGTTAATATCGTAGTTGTTGTAAACTTTATTGATATATTGATTAATTGCCTTATTAAACAAATAGTTAAATTCAAATAACTTTAAAGAAGGAGCTTGTATTTTACTCAATTCAATTAAAGTTGCTTCGAATATCTAACGTGCTGTCATTTAATATAATATTAAGGTTTTTCTTCAATATCTTCAAACATTTCGGGATAAGTATCCTTACGAATCAAGGCTAAAGTTTTAGAATTTTTAGTTGCTTTCATCCACTCTATTGCAGCATCATCAGTTGCTCCAAGAATTACTTTACCATCTTCACCATATAAGAATAAACCATTCTTCTTATAAATTACTCCTCTCTCACGAGCATCAATTAAGAACATTCTCAATTGCATATCGCCACCAGTATAACAATCTATAATCTTCTCTGGAGTCTTTTCTGCAACAGATAACAAGAAATCTTCAACATCAGCATTAGGTTGATTCTTCATATCTCTACCAAGAACCTTAGCTACAAGAAGACGACCATCATATCCACGCTCGTCATTCATAATATAGTTAGAAGCATCAACTATAAGTCGACGTTTAGTAACACGTACTTGAGCCTCGTACCCAGGTCGGTCGATATATAATTCTGCTTTACCATATTTAGGCATTCGAGTTTTTGAAGTAGTAACACCGTCGATCAGAGAAATACCCCTTTCATCCTTTGCAAATCTATCAGGAGCAATCAAATCACAATTCTTAATAGCTTCCCATTCTGCTGCTTCTTCAACTCGATCAAGATTATAAGTTTTTCCATCAGTAATTCTAAATACATAGTTTTCTGGAATGAAAAATGCTTCACCTTTAGATTCTAATTCTAATTCTTCAGGAGTTAAAATTGGATTACCTTGATCATCCGCACGCTTTACACAAGAAGGATAACGACCATTCTTGTCACGTTGAGGCTGAATAAAATAAGTTTGTCCAACTTTTCCATAAACACTTCTAAGAGTGATGATATTTGATTTTAAATCACCATTCTAAATATTTTTCTTTTTTGCCATAATTCATTAACGTAATATTTGTTATAGGGAGAGAAGCACCTCGTTCTCTCCCTCATCTTATCCCTATTTAATTATCTTTTATTACTCTTTAGCGCGAAGAATAAATGAACGATATGGATTGAATACTGCGATACCGCAAGTACCCCATATAGTCATCATACTTCCTGCAACTGGAGATGAAACAACTCCAGAAGACTTACCGTCACGACCACCTACACCAAGAACTTCATTGAATACATAGTCGCAACCCTTCAAACTAAACATCTGAATAGGTGGCTGTGCAGAAGTCTTACCAGTAGTTAAGTCAAGACAGAGAGCGAAAGGCTCTGGATATTCACGTGACAATGTTCTGTCAACCTTGAATACAATTGTATTAGAACCCCATGTATAAGCATCAAATGTAGCACCTACATTAATATACTTACCTTTACCACCCTTAGACCAGATGTAAGCCTCATCAGTCTTGCGGTTAGACAAGTAATTACCAAGTACATTCTGTACAATACCCCACATTCTTTCATTTACCATGAATGTGAATACGTTACCCTCAGGATTCTCAGCCTTCTCAACCATAGTACTGATGATTTGCTGGAATGTCTGAATAGTAATCTTATTTGCAGAATATTTAGATGCGAATCTCTCAACCTGAGGAATAACACCGTCACCAATCTCAATTGGACGACCTGTAGCACGATCAGCAAGTGTAGACTTACCATCAACACCCATAGTACCACGTGCCATAAGCATCATATTCTCACGTTGATATAAGAAGTTCTCGATGAGGTTCTTCTTCATAGGCTCAAGACGATAGATAGTCTCAGTCAAGCAACCCTGATCCTTACCCTCACCAATTTTGATAAATGAATCTTCCATCAAAGCGTATTTTGCAGAGTATGAATCCTCAACACGAATAGTACTCATGTAGTTTCTCATACGCTCAATGTTAGATTGATATTTTACATAACCAGTTTCATGTAATTCTGGCTTAGCATTACCGATGAAATGAGTTAAAGCACCTTCATAGCAAGCATCCTTGTCAAGTACAGAAGAATAATCGTCATCAATCAAACGAACCATTACTGACCACATGTTATCAGCCAATCTAACAGGTCTAGATGTTACAAAACATTGCTGACCTGACTCTTCAATCTTGAAGATCTCATGTTGCTGATACCAATTCTCTGTAAAGATCATTTCAATTTCTGAACCATTAGCTCCATCACCTTCTGGAACTGCTGCGAACGGAATACGTTTAATTTGGTTGGTTTCCAAAATTTAGACTATATCATTTATTTCTATGATATTTAAATATGTACTCACCAAAGTACCTATCTCCCATCTCTATATTTTTAATTTTAGCAGATGGAACATTATATTTCTATCTTACTTCTTTTACAGAATTTAATGTTTCTATAAAATTACCATACTTATCATATATATCAACCTTTATTCCAAAAGTTCTTTCTGGAACTTTATCAATTTCTTCAAATGACATATAAAAGTCTTTATACCATCCTTGTTTATATCTAAAAGCATCTCTAATTGTTTCCCAAGAATGTTCAGATATGATTGACATTATTTCTTTGCCTATCCCTTTTCCAATTAAATTGGAATCCTTATCATAAACATAAATAAGAGCCTTAGCATATTGCTTTCGTGCTTTAGGAATATATTCATCTACCATTGAGTCAGACACATAGTAGCTATTTAAAACTAAACTATTTTGTTTAACTGCTTTTGCTACTACCTCTTCTTTAGTTCCTATATATTCAGCACATTTTTTTCTAGATATAAACTCACCTAACCATTTACCATCTTTATTATAAAGATGTGTAACTTTAGGTTCTCCCCAAGGTTTTGAACTATATTCTGATATATTTATAGTTTCAGTTGAAGCCCATAAAAAATCTAATAATGGATGTTTATCATGAATTGCATATTCAAATTTCTCCATAGGTAAATTATAAAAGTCATAAGCCTCTTTAGAAAATTCCCATTTCTTTTTTAAATTTCCTTTTAAATCAAACTGATATAGAGGTTTATACATATTATAACATTTTCCACCTAAACATGCATTATATACATGACTTAATTTTATAAAATTTATATCCACGATTTCTTTTTCTTTTAAATAAGCTTCATTTTCATTATCATAAATATATAAAATACTTCGTTCAAAAGAATTAGTTCCATACTTTTTTACAGCATACTAAAATGGAGTTTTAGGATACATATAAGTACTAGGTTGTTGAATATACACTCCACATCCAATATATCCATCAAATATTTCTGGATTTTCTGTTTTATGTACTCCAACATAAATTTTATTAATTCCGTTAATTTTAGATTTTAAATTTTTTGTAAGATAGACAATATATTTCATGAAATAATTCAATTTTTTAATTATATAAATAATTTACGGGTCTCCCCTAGTCGTTGAACACTGCTGTCATCACAGCCATGCTGCTGATAATCATATAGACTTCCCAGCAATTTAAAGAATTTATATGGAGGTCAAAACCAACAGAAATATCTAACCTCCCACTCGAAGTAGTTAGAGTCAATAGGCTGGTATGTATTAGCCTTCTTTGTCTCACCGTAATAAACGTTTCGAAGTGCTTCTGTAAAATATGTCAATGTTAATTGTGGGTACAAACGTGAAATTACACCAAGACGGTGAGGCTTGCTACCCATGAATTTATTAAAATCTTCGTAAGTACGAGTATC